ACACCACTCTAAGAAGGAAGCCAAACGAAAACTTAAACCACAGGCATTACGTGCCTCAAGAGAAAGACGCAGACAGTTGATAAAGCGTCTACTGAACCCTGCCAACGGCAGGGTTTCGTCGTATAATGGATTCATAATCAACAGAACACATGGTAGTAAAGCACGAAATCAAATCTCAACTTGCTAAACTTCTTGCCACAGAAGATTTAATAGTAGAGCATAAAAATGTACAAACTGCTGAGTTTAATGTTCATACTCGTGTTTTAACTCTTCCTAAGTGGGATAGAGCAAGTAATAATGTATATGATTCATTGGTGGCACATGAAGTTGGACATGCTCTTTATACACCTGATAGAAATTGGTACAAGGAAGTACAGGTACCACCATCATTCGTGAATATTGTAGAGGATGTAAGAATTGAGAAGTTGATGAAGAGAAGGTATGCAGGACTTGCTAAATGTTTCTATACAGGATATAATGAACTCAATGATGATGATTTCTTTGATATAGATGGTAAAGATCTTACTGATTTTAATATTGCTGATAGGGTTAATTTACATTTCAAGGTTGGTGCGTGGAATGATGTACCTTTTTCAGTTTCTGAAAAGGAGATTGTCAGTTTAGTTGCTAATACAGAAACTTTTGATGATGTATTAGAAGTTGCTAAAAAACTTTACGATTATTGTAAGCAAGAGCTAGAACATAAGCATAAAGAAGAAATCGAAACTGAAGAAGATAATGGTGATGAAATTGATTTAAATTTAAATTCTAATAATTCTGAAAAAGATGGTGAAGAAGGTGAGGAAAATGAATTAGATTATCAAACTAAATCACAAGATATGGGAGGTGGTGAAGGACAATCTGAACCTCAACCTCAGTCTCAAGGTGGATTTGATAATGAACCACAAGTTGAAACTGCTAATTCTTTAGAAGAAGCACTTAAAGATCTTACTAATACTCAAAATAATCTTGAGAATGTTTATTTTGAATTACCTAAGTTAGATATGAAAAGGGTTACTATTAGTAATGAAATAATACACAATAATCTTAATCAATCTTGGAGTGAGCAACAACAAGAATGGAAAAAAATGTTGGAAGAAAGAAATTATTTTACTAATGATATTTTCGAAGAAGTTGATAGTAAGTTTGTAGAGTTTAAGAGAAATGCTCAGAAAGAAGTTAATTACTTAGTGAAAGAGTTTGAGTGTAAGAAAGCTGCTAGTTCTTATGCACGTGCCACTACTGCAAGAACAGGTGTTTTAGATACTGCCAAGTTACATACTTACAAATATAATGAAGATTTATTTAAGAAAGTAACCACTCTTGCTGAAGGTAAGAATCATGGGTTGGTATTTGTTCTTGATTGGTCAGGTTCAATGCATGATGTTATACTTGATACTCTTAAGCAACTTTATAATCTATTATGGTTCTGTAAGAAAGTTAATATTCCATTTGAAGTTTATGCTTTTACTAATGAACATCCTCCAGTTGAAGATACTTTCCATAGAACTGCATATGAGAAGAAAGAAGGTTTAGCTCTTGTTTCGGAATGTTTTTCGATGATGAATTTATTCACCAGTAAAATTAGAAATAAAGATTTAGATGTACAAATGAAAAATATTTTTAGATTGGGATGTTTATTTGCTCGTGATCTTTATACTGCATATCATGTTCCTATCGGAATGGGTCTTTCTGGAACTCCATTAAATGAAGCAATTATTTCTCTTCATCAAATTATTCCACAATTTAAAACTCAGAATAATTTAGAGAAAGTTCAATGTGTAATTCTTACTGATGGTGAAGCTGCTCCTATAAAGTATAGTAGAGAAATTCAACGTCATCCTGAAGATGAACCTTGGATGGGATCTAATTACATTCATGATAGATGTATATTGCGTAATCGTAAAACAGGTCATACTTATTCCTGTGAAGGATTAGGACGTTGGGCAGATGTCACAGATTTATTATTAAAAGATCTGAGACAAACTTTTCCTAATACAAATCTTATTGGAATAAGAGTTCTTGCTAATAGAGATGCTGGTCAATTTGTTAGAGACTATGCTGGATATGAAGGTGATTCTTACGAAAAAATAATGAAGAGATGGAAAAAAGAAAGATCATTTACGATTAAAAATTCTGGTTATCATTCTTATTTTGGATTATCTGCAAATGCACTTGCTAATGAAGATGAGTTTGAGGTTCAGCAGGACGCAACAAAAGCACAAATCAAAAGAGCTTTTGTAAAGAGTCTTAAGACTAAGAAAATGAATAAAAAAATACTTGGCGAATTTATCGAATTAGTGGTATAATGTCAGCATGAATATTTTTGTAACCCATCCTGATCCACATGTATCGGCAAAAGTATTGCCTGACAAACATGTAGTTAAGATGCCATTAGAGACATGCCAAATGCTTTCTATTATATTCTCACACTGGTATTATGATTGGGGTAATGATTTGGTTAAGAAGAAAGATGGAACCCCTTATTCAGTTAAGAAAGGTGCTTTTCGTAATCATCCATGCACTCAATGGGCAGCAGCAAGTATTTACAATACTGCATGGTTAATTCAACATGGTTGTGCCTTGTCTGGTGAGTATACCCATCGTTATGGTAAACTGCATGGATGCCATAAAGCATTGTTTGAAGCAAAGAAAACATTTCATAAATTTGCAGGAGAAGTAATTACATGTTATTGTATGGTAGAATCATTCACTCGTGCAATGCCAGATGAGTATAAACATGACACAAGCATTGACACTTTTACTGCTTACAAGAATTACATTAGCAGCAAACCTTGGGTTGCATCTAATTATCTTCGTGACCCATCCAGAAAACCAGATTGGGTCCAATAATTAAAGTGTCTACTGGGGGTACCACACCCCCTTTTTTATTGGTATACTACGTATATAAATAAATCACTAAATCATGACTTTCGAATTAAAAATGACAGAACAACAAGCAATTGATGGACTCAGAAGCACGTTTGGAAATGAGTTCGTTGCTGCCGATGTTCGTGGTTTTTGTGCTGCTAATAATATTGGATACTCAACTGTTACTAAGAAAATACAGAAATATAAGGTATCAAAAGGTAAATGGAATCTTGAAGTTACTACTCAGGTAGTAGAAGATATTGAAAAATCATTTAATGCCCCTGCGGTTGAACCTGTTATTGAACAAAATTTAATACCAGAAAAAGATGAAACATTCGTTAAATTTGGACCATTTGCAGATGTTAAAAAGATTATACAAAGTAAACTTTTTTATCCTACTTTTATCACTGGACTATCTGGAAATGGAAAAACTTTTGGGGTTGAGCAAGCATGTGCTCAACTAGGACGTGAACTTATACGTGTAAACATTACTATCGAAACTGATGAAGATGATCTCATTGGCGGCTTCCGTCTTATTGACGGTGCCACAGTTTGGCACGACGGACCAGTTATTCAAGCTCTCAACAGAGGAGCTATCTTGCTCCTTGACGAAATCGACCTTGCCTCAAACAAAATCCTCTGCCTCCAAAGCATCCTTGAGGGTAAAGGAGTTTTCCTTAAAAAAATCGGAAAGTTCATCCAACCAAAGGCGGGTTTCAACATCATCGCAACCGCAAACACTAAAGGTAAAGGTTCAGATGATGGACGATTTATTGGAACTAACGTGCTTAATGAAGCCTTCCTTGAGCGATTCCCAGTAACATTCGAACAGGACTATCCAGCACCTTCATCAGAAACTAAAATTCTAACTAATGTTTCTGAAGTATTAGGTGTAGATGATAATGATTTCTGTAAGAGACTTGTGGATTGGGCTGACATTATCCGTAAAACATTTTATGATGGTGGTGTTGAGGAAATCATTAGTACTCGTCGTTTAGTGCATGTTATTCGTGCTTATAGTATCTTTGGTAATAAAGCAAAGGCAATTCAAGTATGTGTAAATAGGTTCGATGAAGAAACTAAGCAGTCATTTATTGAGTTATATGATAAGGTAGATGCTGACTTCAATTTAAATTCTTCTGAAGATAAAATGTATGAGGAGAATGTATGAACCTATGGGAAAAATATAAGAATGTCTTGCATGACACTATCTCACTCCATAATGGGGTAGGTAGTGTCTGGGCAAATTGGAAAGGTAAAGAAACTTATCTAACTGCCAAGACTTATACTAACCCTTATATAATTAAATCTAGAGAGGTAGAAATCTGGAATGAAAAATCTTGTATCTATAACAACATCATCTATCCTAAGACTGGAAGTAATCTTCCCTGTTTTGGTATGGATCTCATGGGATTTAGTGATAAGAAAGTTATTATAGTATTTGACTTTCAACATCCTACAGAAAATTATTTGTTCTCTGTGGATGGATTACCTAAACATGAAGGTGATTATCGTTTTTTTGAACCAGGTAATCATTTTTCTGAGAATATATACATTCGATATTGTAAGATGTCAGAGGTTAATGAACATCTAGAAATGTTTAAGACATACTTGACTGAATACAAAAATATGCTAGAATGTAAAAAACCAACTGGAATTGATACCAGTGTTTATAAAGACTTTGATGCTTATATGACTAAACTTGATCCTGTAGGAGGTTATCTTACTGGTAAGTTTGGGAAAGAAAAAGCAGAGAGTCTTGTAAATGACTTTTTATTTTGCTATGGTTAATGCATGGAGTCTAGCTTATGATGAACTTTATGGAGATGAAATGACTGAAAAAAATGAATCATATGATGATTTTGAAAATCCAAATCCCCCACAAAATGAGGCATGGGTTTATGAATCACCTGATGGTGGTAAAACTGTTACTAGAAGAAAGGCTGGTGATGATTATACGAAGAAAGAAGTTATTCAGACAAAACCTCAACCAGATTTAACTTTTAAATCTCAAAAATATCAAGAAGATAAAGGTATCAAGGATCTTAAAGATTATGTTTCTTCTACTTATCGAGGACATTATACGAATAAGAATTCGGATACTCAAACTCTTGATCTTATCCACTCTGTAGGTGATGCAGAATCATTTTGTAGATCTAATGCACTTAAGTATTTGAGTCGTTATGATAAGAAGGGATCTGCAAAACAAGATATATTAAAAGCAATGCATTATTGCTTACTCCTTTATTACTTCAGTGGTAACACTAAAGAACCTGAATACACAAATGCTCGTTATGAAACTTTCTGACAAAACACATACCATTCTCAAAAACTTTGCTGGAATTAATAATTCTATTCTTGTAAAGCAAGGAAATAGTCTTCGCACTATTTCAGTTGCTAAGAATATTCTTGCAGAAGCATCTATAGATGAAGAATTCCCAAAAGATTTTGCTATCTATGATTTAAATCAATTCCTAAATGGACTTGGATTGCATCAGGATCCTGAGATGGATTTTGGGAAAGAATCTTATCTTACTATTCGTGAAGGTAAGCGTAGAGTAAAATATTTTTATGCTGATCCAGCTGTTATTGTTTCTCCACCTGATAAAGAGATTACACTTCCATCTGAGGATGTGCATTTTCAATTAGATAGTATTGCGTTAGAGAAATTACTTAAGGCAGCAGCAGTATATCAGTTACCTGATTTATCAGCAGTTGGTGAAGCAGGTGTTGTTAAACTTGTTGTAAGAGATAAGAAGAATGATACTTCTAATGAATTTGCCATTGTAGTTGGTGAGACAGATAAAGAATTTACTTTTAATTTTAAAGTAGAAAACATTAAAATTATTCCTGGTGCTTATGATGTAGTGGTTTCTTCTAAACTTTTATCAAGATTTTCAAATACTAATCATGATTTGAAATATTATATCGCATTGGAACCTGATTCTACTTTTAATTGATGAATACGGAGATTACAAAGGGAAAAGTAAAGACTTTATTTACTACTTCAGAACCTGATGTAGTTCTCATACAATATGAGGATAAAGTTACTGCTGGTAATGGTAGGAAAGTAGATTTTCCTGAAGGAAAGGGTGCTGTTTGTTGTGAGATTTCTGAGATTCTTTTTAAAGAGTTAGAAAAGTACGGGATACGTACTCATTATATTGATAGGTATCCTGTTGCTATTATGTCTTGTAAGAAGGTTGATATTATTCCTATAGAAGTTGTGGTTAGAAATGTTGCTACTGGTTCTATAGTAAGACAGACTACCTTAGAGGAAGGTAGACTTTTTAATTGGCCTTTGGTGGAGTACTACCTTAAGGATGATGAAAAGGATGATCCATTACTCACAGAGGATCGTATTAGATTGATGGGTGATTATCCATTAAGAGATATGGAACAGACTGCTAGGGAAGTTAATGGTATACTATCAAAGATCTTTCGTGAGATAGGTCTTACACTAGTTGATTTTAAATTGGAGTTTGGTTATGATTCTGAACAAAATTTACTCCTTGCTGATGAACTATCACCTGATGGAATGCGGCTTTGGAGAGAAGGTAAAAGTTTTGATAAAGATTTGTTTAGAAAGGAAAAAGGTGATATAGTAGAAGCATACAATCACATTTTATCTGAATTAAAAAAAGTTATTATGCTATGAGTGATTTTATTTGGGTTGAGAAGTATCGACCACAAACTATTGATGAATGTATTCTTCCTGACAACATTAAAAAAACCTTTAAGGAGTTTCTAAATAGAGGAGAAATACCTAATATGCTTCTTGCTGGTCCTCCTGGTATAGGAAAGACTACTGTTGCAAAAGCATTGTGTAATGAGTTAGGAGTGGACTTCTATGTCATTAACGGATCCGACGAGGGAAGATTCCTTGATACAGTCAGGAATAACGCAAAAAACTTTGCATCAACTGTATCTCTCTCTTCGGAAGCGAAGCACAAGGTCATCATCATTGATGAGGCAGATAATACAGGGAACGACGTACAACTCCTCCT